CATTAATGAATTAATAATTATAATAAATTAATATATTTTTTATAAGCTTTGCTAAAAACTTGTAAAAGAAAACTTAGTGGCGTCTTGTTACTCTTTTGCGATTACTTTTTCTACGACGACGAGTAACCCTCTTTCTCTTTCTTTTTCCTGCTGACATTGAATTAAATTGAAATTCAGACATTACTCCAAAATGATCAGATACAAATAATTCATAAGATGATTTTAGTGAAGGATGTTCTTCAATATATTTTTCTTTTTTCTTTATAGCTCCGATATTATTAGGAGGTGGTATAAAAACCATAGCATCTTCATATTCTTTATTTATTCTGCTTTTATCATAAGGTCTAATATTAAATTCTCCTAAAACAGTTTCAATATTATCGTCTAATGGCAGAGGCTCATTTGTAACAACTTTACTATCAATGGGAGTCAAAACATTGTTATAAAAGATACCATCGTATCTCAAAGCTTTTTCTTCAAGTTTTCCAAGAAATCTCAAAGAATTTATGTTGGTATTTTCAGTTAATCCTGGTTCAGCAGGGTGTAAATTTCTAAAAGAATCTTCAAGATGTAGATCTCCTAAAAATTTAAGTTCAGACCATTTGTCAATATTTTTAGGATTACCTTCATATCCTAGCGCATTCAATTCAGAGTTAAAATCTCCAAGAACAACTACTGCCTTTCCAGATCCACTTTCATCAATAATTTTTTTAATAAACATAAGTTGTTGTCTTCTACATCTTGAATAGTTTTCCCAAGTATATTTTTGTCCAGGAGAAATCTCCGAACCAGCTTGTAAATAACAGTTAAAAATTATGAGATTATTAAATTCATACACACCAAGCGCATTATAATAACTGGAGTTACCCTGTAATTGATATGTAGTGGCTTTAATAGCTGGATATTTAGATATTAACATAACAGTAGCATCAGAACCATTAGCTAACAGTTGATCAAATTCTTGTAAAGTAGGATAAACATATGGATATTGGTTGGTTATATCACGTTTATCTGTGTATAAAAAATTAAAAAAATGTGTGGTCATTTCTTGAAAGCAAAGAAAATCAGGATACTCGGATTCTTTTAAAAATTTGCGAAAATAGGCAGTGCGTAAATCCATAATATCTAATATTGCCTTGTTTTTTCTATCAGTTGGGTCACTAATGTCTAGTTTATCTTCTTCCTTTCCGAGATACAATCCCAAAGCATTTTGCGTCACAATTGAGAATTTTTGTGATATTGTTGCTGCTTCCCCTACATCCCTGTAGGTAGCACTTATCGACGGTTTTTTCTGTATGTAACACGATGTAGGGTGGAACTCCGGAGAGTAATATTTTCGACGCCCCGTTAGTTCCTGTAACTCAACATCATCTTGTAATAAACGCCTACTCAATAAACCCTCCAATTCACTCATATTGGAATTTCCTTCTTCATCATATTCTATTATGAATTTTTCAACATTTTTTGGATTTCTCTCTGTTCCACTTACCTCTATTAAACCATTTGGATCCTTTGGATTTGATGGAATATATTCATAATCATAATTCACATCTTTACAATCTTCCTCTGAGTTAACACATAACGCATAATTTTTTTCATCTTTATCACACATTAATTTTCCAGGATTACACTTTTTTATATATTTTATTTCTGTATCTCCTATTTTTAACGAGCCTTTTATTCCATCTGTTACACCACCTCCTTTTTGACCTTTTCTTTTTCTTGTATTATATTTCATATTATATATACATATAAAATATAAATCTTGTGTATGCTAAATTTATGTAGCATACATTAATCCAACATTTCCTCCAATAAAGTTCACCACGTTAATCCGCTCTTCAAACAAATGCAAATCAAAGTTATAATCATAAATTCTCCATGTAGGCTTATTAACACCAATTATAGAACCTGTTTCTGGATCACAAATAGTCAAACTTTGCGCCAATGGGTCTAAAGGCGGTATAATTGTTGTGAATTCCAATTCGATTTGATTAAATCTACTCATATTTATAGCACCTGATGGTTGCAAATCTGAGTTATTTGAATGTACAGAAAAATTGTAACAGTAAAGTCCTGGTGGAGCACTTCCAGTTGTTCTAGTATATTTTTCTATGTAATCAAATACTCCAGCTGGTTGAATATTCTCTCTGTAAGACCCGTCTAGAAGTATACCCATAGCCACCATTATTAATTTATCATTTTGTGGATTATAAGGTTGATTTATTAGTATACTAGTTAATGTTCCATCTGGATTTACACCAGGCCCTATTTCTATTGGTTGCAGAGTTCCTCCTATTGTTCGATAAACTGTATATGTTCCTGATGTAGGTGCTTGTATAACATTTAATGGTAAAAAATTATAAGGCCAATTAGTATAATTTGACCATTCATTTCTTAAGTTCGCATCACTTCTCTGAAAATAGAAAAGCCAATTAGATACCATACCTAAGGAATCTAATTCTACTCGGTTTGGACCAGTAACGTTAGGAAAAATTCTTTCGTGAACTTGTTTTATAAGATATTTTTGTTCCTGTAATGCAAACAGACGCTCTTCGTCGTTCGATAAAAACCCATAAGTGCAATTTAAATGAACATCGCTGTTCCATAATCCTCTTTGGTCTGTGTAAGAATCTATACCAATACATACATCTGGAGGTGGTTGTAAAAATCTGTGAAATTGCATATACCACGTATTAAAATTAGGGCAAATATAAGGATAATTATTTGTCGCATCAAATACGTCACGAATTTGAAATAATTGATTAATCGGTCTAAATGTTACATTTATGTGTAATTCATTATACTGTAAAGACGTTAATGGAAAAGCCATTTGAGACTTTAAACAGAACCAATTATTTATTGGTATATACAAAATTCGCCCTCTAATAGATGGTTCTGGTCCCGCTAAATCTCCAGTATAATATGCATTTGGATAGGAGTTAACACGTCCATCTGCATTAGCTGGGTCAGTTATATTAGGTACTTGACCAATCATTCTCTTAAACAAGTCTAGTTTAATAGCGTTATAGTCTCGCTGAACTGATGCCAACAAATAATCGCCTGAGTATTCTTGTAATGTATAATTGCCACATGTAATACTGATTTTTGCAATCATTTTGGCTCCTATATTTTCAATCCATCTGAACTCATATGGCGCCCATTGTTCGATATTTCCTAGACCTTGGGATGTCGTCGCATCTGTAACTTGCTGAGGAGGCAATATTGGGCTCCAAATACTTGGCAATGCTACAGATAAATAACAGTCCATTAAAAGGTCTGCGTATCTTGGAATTTTAAAAGTAAATGTAGATTCCTCTGATAGACGTAATGTTTTCGAGCCTTCATAATCAACTCTGAATTTCTGTAGACCAAAGTTAGTATATTGATGATAAGTTGATTTAAAAAATGATTTTGTTGGATTTCCATTTAAAACTATATTTTGTTGTCCTTGACTTACTAATTGCATTAATCCTCCCGGCATATTTGGATATATTATAATAATATATTTAATTCCTTATTCGTCATAATATAAATGTATTAATACCAATAACTCTTTATTTTTAAGTAGTAAATTATTTTTTTGCTATATTGTTTACACCTTTTTACATTTCAAACGACAATTTTATAACATAAAACAAAGATTACGCAATTCCTCCAAAATATAAAACTAGGTTAGCAATATTAGCAATTATATGTAATATACAATGCACATATGTAGAATGCCAAAACAGTTTTTTTATAGTAATAAATTCCCAATGGATACATACTAACCCCAACAAACATAAGTAAATAATAATAAACCATATATTGAGACCTGTATGCTTTATATACTTGATAGATAAATGCAAATTTAACATAAGTCATATCTAAATAACGCCTCCAAGAATAATCTGTGTATATCCAATAATTTATAGACGTTAAAAATACACCACCTGGACAAATAGATAGACCATAATAACCATTATATACTGCATATATAGACGATCCCAGTGATAGAAATTATACATTATAAATAATTTTATATTGCTCTGGATATAGTATACACTCCATAAATAGTAATTTTAAACCAATATTTTTATATTGTTTTAGAATTACGTGATTTAAGAAAAATAGGAGTTTTAAATGTGCAAACTTTTTAAAGATATATAGAATTATGTTATTAAGGAATTTTCCTTTAAAAAGTCTTTCTAAATTTATATATAGCTGTGCAAAGTGGACCTATAAGTCTTTTACTTACATTTGGGTTTCCATAAGCAGCTATATCGTGATACCTACCATAATTCTTAACTTTAATTCTAAAAATTTGTTCTT